TGATGGCACCCTCCGGGAGATACCGCTCTCCAGTGGCCTCTGGCCCCTGCGTAGACGGCTTGCCAGACTTGGTGCGCCACTTCTGCTTCGTCCAAGCCTTGAGCGATTTCTGCGGGGCCTTCAATCTTTATACCCCCCACCCTTGGCCTTGTACTGCTGCGCCAGCATCTGTGCCTTCCTAGCACTCCACTGACCCGGTTTGCCGCCCTTGCCGCCAGACTTGATGCTTTCGAACAAAGCCTTCCTCATGGAAGGCTTCGTGTAGTTCCCGGCCTCATTGACGCGAGACTTAGGCTTTTTCATCACTTTGCCTTCAGGCAACGCCCCGCTGCCTTGCACTTCGCAGGCGACGGGCATGTCGGGCAAGCCTTGAACGTCTTGCCACCCTTGGCCATCTTCTTGCTGGAGGGGGCAGTCGCGATCTGCTTGCCCATATTACCACGGCTCATCATTTCTTCGACCCTTTCTTAGCTACGCCCTTGATGCTGCCCTTGTTCTCGGAGGCGTAGAACACACGCTCTCCGCGCTCCTTGCCATACTGCTTCTGCATGGCCCTCTTCACTTTCTCGCCCTTCTTCGTCAGCGGCATGATGTCCTCAGCATTTCCACGCCCGGAGGCTTTTGTTGATGCGGGAGTCTGGATCGTTTGCGGTTTTCTTCGACGTAAGCTTCTTCTTCATGCCACTCATGCGAGCACAGAAGCTAGCGCGTCTACCCTTAGCCTCCTTAGTCTTAGGATTAGGAGCAGGGGGCTTGAGGTTCATGCCCTGAGCCTTGGCGGATGCGCGCCCCTTGGCATTGAGCCCACCCTTCGGGTTTTTGCCTTCCTTACGTGTCCATGCGGGAGACTTCGCCATCTGAGTTCCTCAAGTGTACATCGCCAAGACGCTAGAAAAAACAGTCGTTCCTGCGGTGTAGGTGATGTAGGCACCATCAGCAAAGATCACCCCATCATCTGGGATGATTAGATCACGTGTCGTGTTGGCTGCGGCAATCGTTGGAACGGTAATGAGAGACGTTCCTGTAGCGCTTCCGTTCCTGAACGGAATCGTTCCTGCTGTAGCTGTATGCACGACATAGATACCGCGCATCCTGATGCGCCCAGCATTAACCACATCAAGCGAGTTATTGGCCATGCCGACCGTAATGGCACCGGCGGTGTTGCCATCCACGCTCACCTGAGTAACCGTGCGGAAGTGCTTCGTCCCCGTCACAGTGGTTGTAGCAGGGCCGGTGATCGTCTCCGTTTGTACAACTCCGTTTACGTTAGTGCCGGTAACAGTGAACGTGCGCCCGCTGTCTGCGCCCGCTGACGTGATGGTGATGAAGCGGGCCGCAACGAACGTCGCCACCCCACCAGACGACAACGCGCCATTGATGGTCAGGTTCTGAACCCCACCAGCCGCAGGTGTCTGCGACTGGCACACGCCATCAGCATCAGCAGCGGTAGTGTCCGCTGCTATGTACTTCGTAAGTACATCGTACATGCCCATAGGGGCCTCCTATCAAGCGATGGTGGCAATCGGGCTCGTCAGCGTCTCGGCCTTCCATATCGAGTTGGTGCCGTTGTCGGTGATGCAGGTCAGCTTCACACGGCTGTTGACCACCGTCGAGTTCGGAAGCGTCAGCGTGTCCCCAGCAACATCACTCGCGGGGTTAGCGGCAACACCGCCAAGAAGCTGGAGCGCACCATAGAAATTCGAGACGCCCGCACCCGGAAGAACAAATATGGCCGTTTTCGCAGCGCCAACCGCCGTCGTAACGATGAACTCATACGTCGTGCCGACGTTGGCAGTGCTGAGAGCAGGCAGGTTGACGACGATGTCGTCCGTGCCATCAATGGTGAAAACCGTACCAGATTGCGCGCGCGTCAGCGTCGTCGTGACAGCCGCACCAGTGTTAAGGAGCGCGTTGTTGACCGCAGTGCGGAAGTTCGGGCGCGTTCCGTAGGTCGATTCGACCGCGTATTCGCCAGTCGTTTCGCTCTTGGTAACAGACTGAAAGCCGTTCTCAGAACGTACCGGGCCGTTGAAGGTGGTATTCGCCATGTTGATCTCCTGTCTTGGCGAGCGTCAGCCACATCATGCGGCTGTCAGGGATGCCTGAGCATACACCAGACAATCCATAAAAGAAAGGGCCCCCGCTATGCAGGGGCCCAGTTTGGCAAACAGGGAGGTAGTGTCCCTGTATGGCACAGATCAGACGCCGGGGGAACCGAAGATCCCAAGCGGGTCGGAGACACCAAAGGAATAACGCTCGCGGGCCTTGTAACGAACATTTCCGGTGTCAAAATCCCCGTCCATTGACGTCTGCATCGCGACACGCACAAAGTGCTTCATACCATTCGGCACGTCCGTGGTGAGGAACCACGCATCGTTGTCCGTCAGGTAGTGATTGACGCGATAGCCCTCGGGGATCGACCCGTTGGACTTGAGAGCGTTGATGTCGTTATCGGCTGTGCCGACACGCAGTTCCGTCTCAAGAAGACGGGTTGCAACAAACATCAGCGCCGGGGGAACGATCAGCTTGCGCGGGCGGGCAGCGATCAGCAGGCCACGTTCGTCACGGAACGCAGCGATGTCGATCACAGCCTGCTCGAGCGAGGTCTCGTTCAGGTCGGCGTCAGCAGAGGGACGGTTCGAGTTGGTGCTACCCGAAACGGTCGGATGGGCAGTGTTGAACAGCGTGACACCATCGCCCGACTGGAACGTGGTGAAGCCGGTGTTCAGCAGAAGCGCCGCCTTGACTTGCTTCGTGTAGGCCATGCCACGGGCAAGGGCCTTCGTGTAGCGAGCGGACAGCGAGTCGTACAGGTTGTCTTCCATCGCCTCTTCGGTGATGGAGAAGCCCATCGCCACCGTCTCGTGGTTGTAACGAGCGGTAAACGATTCCTGTGCGTTGTCGTACTCGATGGCAGCACCTTCCGCTTTCACGGGGGCAGCACCGAAGCCCGACAGCTTCACTTCTTCCTCAAACGAACGCTCCGAGTTCTCGGTCTCGTAGATTTCCGCATGCTCGTTCTCGTACTTGGCGTACTCAAGACCGAACAGTGCGTTAAGACCGGGAAGGAGTTCCTTGAGGGCTTGTGCGCGCGAAATAGCCATGTTTCAGCCCTCCTTACACGCCGAGAGAGTTGTAGTAGGAATGGACGCCCACGTTCAGCTTGACGATGAACTCGGGGTAAGCCTCACTCTCAGTGTCACGAACCACATCGACGATACGCACAGCGTAGGTCTGCGTGGTGACAAGGCCCGCACCATTGGTGCCGACAAGCAGGTTCATCCCCGACACGCCAGTCGTGGTGAGGCCAGCAGTGCCGAAGCCAAGTTGCGCGTTCTTGCCAACGGCACCCGGCCAACCCGAGCCACTAGTGCCCGAGTTAAACGTGCCAAGAGCGGCGCTGCCCTTGATCTGGAACAGCGCGTCAGGATCGTCCATGACCAGAACAAACACATTCGAGCCGCCACCTGTGATGGTGTTGGCAGGAAGGAAGTTGTTATAGGTCGGCTGTCCTTGGTTGTTGATGTAGCGAGCACCAACGCAAACGCCCATAATGCCAGCCGTCGCGTTGACGGAGGTGGCAGCGAGTTCGTTCGCAACAGGAGTTGCGCTGACAGCCGAGGGCTGACCAGCAGTGGAAAGGACGACGAGATCACCATTGAAGATCGCAGCCGAGTTGTTCGCTGCGACTTTGTACTCACGGATGACCCCGCCATTGAAAGCCTGACCGCCGATCAGATTGATCGGCTTGAGGCCGTAGGGAGTGGCGACAGTGGCCATATTTCTCTCCTAGATGGTTGAGGTTGAAGGGCATTAGCCCCGTCCGAAGGATGTGCGGGTGGATCGCTCGGGTTTCAAAAGCGGCATACGACGGTCGTTTTCGCGCATGAAGCTGTTATCCACGGCCTGAATTTGTGCTTGAGCATCCTCAAGTTGGCCTTGGGCACGTTCCTGCGCGTACTCTTCGGGGATGCTGCACAGCAGCAGGCCGCCGACCTCGATGTTGCCTTTGAACCGGGAATCCATGTCCGAAAGGATCTGGAGTTCAGGAAAGTCCTCTGCCTTGACAGGGGTATAGCCTTCACGAAAACGCCGGGAGACGTTCGTGTTGTCCGCTTGGCCCATAGTGGAGGTGCGAATCCAGCGGAACTTCAGTCCATCTCTGGGTTCGGGGGCCGGGATCATGGCTGAACGCTGCCACGAACGCTTACGCTCGGTAGCTTCGCGAGTCGTATTCTGACGTGGCGTCCTGTCAACCATTGCCTCTCTCCTTCAGAAGCTGCGCCACATACTGTTCATTCTTCAACCCAAGCCTCTTGGCGAGTGATACCTGAGTCGAGGTGAGTTGCACTTTGCGTGGTGTCTTTCCGCTTCTTTGAGCGGGGGCGACCACGTTGCCCGCCTGACGAAGAGGTGCTGCCTCGACTGTCTCTTCGCCAAACCGATCAGAGAACACGCGGCGAACCGCGCGATCTATCTGATAGTAATACTCTTTGCTTCGCGGATCAACTCCGTTTCGCACGAGTTTCTCATGCAGGCCATAAGCATAGCCTGTCATCTCCGGGTCTTTCTCAAACCACGGATTTTTTTCCGCCCATTCCAATGCCATAGCATCCGGGGTCGGAGGCTTTGGCTGGGGTTGCGTATAAGTCGGCGCTGGTGCGGCAGGGCGCTGTTGCGGCTGATAGCCAGCATAGCGCATCTTCTCCGTCTGAAGTTCGGTCAGGCGTTCCTGTGCCTTGATGAGCGCGTCGGAGTCGCCCGACTCATAGGCGCTCTTGTAGGCAGAACGCGCCTTGTCCAGTTCTGCCTCAACGCGGCCCTTGGCCTGTGTGACCAGAACCTTCTCTCCGTCTTGCAGCGTCTTCACCAGCCGTTCGTTCTCGGCCTTGACTTGCTGCGCGTAACGGAGTGCCTCCTCCTGAAGACGTGCCGCCTCTTCCTTGCGGCGACGTTCTTCATGGTACTCGAACTTCAGTTGCTTGATACGCTTCTGAACACTCTCGCTGTACGACTGGATCTCGTCGTCGTCAGGTATCTGAGGTTCCGCGTTATCAGGACGCCGAGGCTTACCCTTGTCCTTTTCGGGGGTATCATCGACGATCTCGATTTCTAGTTCAGATGAACTTTCTTCGACGTCGTCGTCGAAGTCTTCTTCGCCTGTCTGGTTCATGCTCTGCTATACCCCCTTGGATCTTCGACTACCGCCTCGACCGTGTCGTCGTTGATGAGGCGGAACTCCTTGCCATGGATCTTGATTCTCGTGCCCGAGTACGACCTGAAGATCACGAAGTCTCCCTCCTTGCAGTAGGGGCCGTTCGGGAACTTGCTCACGTCGATATAGGCATCAGGCCCAAGCTTCATGACAAAACCCACGATGGAGGCGGTCTCCTCGGCATGCTTCATGCCGTCAGGAAGCAGCACGCCACCATCCGTTTTGTCGCTGATTTCAGGGACAGCTATGAGTACCTTGTACCCTTGAGGCTGCGGCAGCTTCGAAGCCACTCGTGCCTCTGTCTCAGTATTGCCCGTATACATCTTCACCCGCAGTGATTTAAGGTTCACAGTCACCTTGCGCGGTTACCCGCGAGGTTCTCCCGGTCGCTACAATACGCCAAAAGTTCTAACTTTCAACGTATCTTTGCTCCAGTTCCTTTATTTCTTCCTCGATCATGGTCAAGGCCTCATATCGACCAACGATCCTGTTGTACTTCTCCATGCTGTCTGCTCCCCCTCCAGACAGAAATTGTTCAACGTTTTCCTTGGACTCCGCGATTCTGCGCCTGAGAAGACCCAGAACCTGCCACTCCCTCTCCACGCGCCAACTCCTTTGCTATCTCGATGCCAAGCTTCGCGCCTTCCCTGCGGTCGTCCCTCTGAGCATTGTCGAGATCGGCTGCAAGGCGAGCACCGATCCGAGCGCCTTCGCGCTGGTTTTCCGAAGCAATTCTCTGTGCTTGCAGTTCGACGTTCGCCTGCTTGGCCATGGCGTCGATCTGAAGCTTCTGGTTGTCCATGTTGATCTTGTGCTGAAGTTCCATCTTCTTGAGTTGGAGTTCTTCCATCTGCATCCGCACGACCGGATCTTGCATCTGCTGCTGTGCCTGCTGCGCAGCCTGCTCTGCCTGATCCTTCTGGAGCAACTTCTCTGCCGCTTCCTTGGCGAGGCGGGAGATCTCGATCTCGACGTCTTCGGGCAGGGGCTGATCTTCGTTGGGCATTTCCACGCCCAGCATCTTCTCGATCTCCCTGCGGTACTGGAACGCCACATGCTCCGTGACATGCGCTGCCATGGCCTGACCGATGGCTTGTGCGAAGGGGGACTGGCCAACAAGTTCGCGCAGCTTGGGGTCTTGCATCGCTGCCATGTGGACTGCGATGTGTGCCTCGTGATCCTGATACTTGAAGGCCCGCACGGGCTCCTGCTTCAGGATCATCATGTTCTCTGTCACGGGGTCTGCGGGCTTGATGTCTTCCTTCAGCTTGATAATGTCGTTGGCGTCAGGGATACCAAGCACCTCAAGCATCTGCCGGTGCAGCTTGCCCATGTCGTAGAGTTGTGGTGCCTGTTGAGCCAGTTGCAGTGCCGCCTGATACTGCATGATGCGCTGCGACATTGTGGCAGCATTCGGGTCTGAGACGGGGATGACGTCGATGCGCCCATCGAAATCTTCGGTTCGATTGAACTTTCCGTCCATCTCGTAGGCGTACTCGGACGGCATGTAGTCATGGATGATCGTCGCGAGCAGGCGCAGTTCGTTCTTCATGGCGGCATGCAGTCTTGCCTGCACACCGGACATGACCTTCATGGAACGCTCCATGAGGGCGAGTGTTGTGCCCACGGGAGCCTGTGCGTTGATGTCGCCTACCTGAATGTCAGCAACCGAGCCAACGCGGCGTCCTTCTTCAACGATGTTTCCAAGCAGAGAGTAGAGTACCGCTGAAGGCTCCTTGTAAGGGATAAACGTGATCGAGTCGCGGATAGCGCCACCCGGTACGTCAACGTCCCTGAACTCACCCGGCATGAGAGGAGTATCATCGCCCTTGATGCGAAGACCCCTAGCTTTAAGGCCAGCAGGCAGGTTCGATAGAGTGCCAGCATCGATAAGCTGGCGAAGAATTGACGTAGCAGACTTAGCCAGCCCACCCATGATGTGAATAAGGCCAGTGCCGTAGAACCCAAGCCCCGGAAGATACTTGTAGTGGACGAAGTGCATCCTCTTTTTTTTCTTCGGGTCATCTTCATACCAGTTCCTGCGGATGGCTAGGATTTCGCGGGAGGACTTGTCGAGCGTGATGACGTAGGGGCGGGCGATCCCGTCAGGGTCGTCGAAGTCCTCGGGCATGTTCATGGTCACATGCATCTCAAGGATCGTATGCCGATCATCATCCTCGATGGTCGGCTGTTCTCCGTCCAGTTCGTCGTACTTGTCCTGAATGTCGGTCATGTCAGGCTGAGGCGCAGGAAGTTCGATCTCCCGGTAGAGACCTGCCACCTGAAGTTCCAAGACCTCGTTCTTGGTCTTCTTCATCACATGGGTGTAGCGGGGGCACGTCATGAGATCAGACGCGCCATA